ATGACCGCTACATTCTTATCAACCTCAATGAGAGTTGATGATATCCATGTGAGTCCCGTGACACACGCACCCACAAACGCAACAAAGATGGTTCCTGCTATAAACTGAGAGGTTAACATTTCCATCTCCGGCGTGCCGCGCAAATACGCTTCTTAGGCGTCTTCTTACAGCTAATATTGTTCGCCTTCATCTGTCCAGCAGATCTAGAACAGTATGACTTACGCCGTTTTGCAGCGGCAGAACCTTTTTTTACTTTTCCAGTAACCGCAGTCTTCAGCTTAGACCCAGGGTTAGCTCTACGATACGCCGCCACACCAGCCTTAGTCATTCCCGCTCCAGATTTAGTGGAGCGGAAATTCTTTTTGTTTCGTGCAGGCATCTTTGATGGTTTTCTAGCCATCAGCCAAAAAATCCTGTTATTGATGTAATGTTTGTCAGAGTTACATGACATTCATCATCAAAAATCATCCCATGATCAGGAATGCTGACTTGCGTATCATCTGAAGTATTAAACACCATGTCTAGCAAAGTCGCTCCACCACTGGCGTTCTTAAATACGACCTGTGGAGAACCACTAGACGCGGTCTTTACATAAAAAGCCTTCAGCCGAGTTCTGCCACCGTTTAAAGTACCGGTTGCCGTTGCTGTCTTGGCAAAAATAGAAGCAGCCATAATGCCCTCCTATTAAGCAAGGTTGTTGTTTTGCTGATACAGGATCGTAAAACGAACAAGACCTGCGTTTGTTGCAGCAGAAGCAGTCACAGTCAAACGAATGTCCGCTGTTCCAGTGTCTTGCCAAGCCAATGCAGCGCCAGCTTGTGTTGTTGGGTACTTACGCCCAGCGTCTGTTCCGGATGCAAAAGTGTTCAGAATTGTAGCTGCACCACCTACCGTATCACCGATACTAAGGTTAGTTGTAGCATTAGCGGCTGTAATGATGTCAATCACACAGTCAATAATCTGAGAGTTTGCAGGGATTACAACATCAGTAACTTGAGCAGCTAGAGCACCGCCTGATAAGTCTGCTGAAAATGTTTGAGCCATAACAACTTGACCAACATTAGCAATGTTTGAACCAAGAGTTGAGCCTGTTGTGTTTTTGATTGTTCCGGCCTTAATAGGACCAGAGAAAGTAGTTGTCGCCATGAGTTTACTCCTGTCGTGGCTAGTGTCAGATCCACGTTGGATCTGTCAGGGTAAAACTAGCATACACGAAAAAAAGCGAAGCCGCAATTAAGTCGGCTCCGAGTTTAGGGAGGAAACTTACATCTCGTAAGGTTTCTACAGCTTAACAGAAAAAAGGGCGACTGTGAAGCCGCCCTTTAACCCAGTATGGAGGACTAGGATTCTTATGCGCCTGGTGAACCAAACACACAACGTGGGTCTGAGAAACCGAAGCTGTAACGCTCACGGGCCTTGAACCGCATGTTGCCGGTGTCAAAGTCTGCTTCCATCTGTGTAGACAGTGGAACACGCTCAAAATGGACGAAGCCACGAGGAGCATCTGTCAAGACAAAGAACGCATCTGGGTCTGTTAGGAAGTCGTTAACGGCGTAGCCGTCAGGAAGCATCCCCATTGACCGAAGTGCATTGACATCGTTGTCAGCAGTACCAACACGCAGGTTTGATACCATAAGACGCTCTGCAACGAACTGCAACTGACGAGGAATCACCAGCTTTAGACCGCGAAGTGCGACTTTCAGGCCACGCTCATCAACGAATCCAGCAATGCTGATCAGAGCGTCCTCAAGTGAGGTTTCGTTCAAGTCAGCAGCTGTACCTGGTTCGTTAGCAAACGTGCTACCAGTTGTAAGCGGGTGTGATGCGTCACAGAGTGCAACACCGTCACCGCCAGCAGATGCACCAGCCGTAAACGCATTGTTTAGAATGCTAGCTGCTTTGACCTGCTTTGTGTGTGCCATTGAACGCGCAAGAGCACGAGTGTAGCGAGTAGAGAGACGATCATAAAGATTGTCTTCCACAGCTTCTTCCGTGATCGAGAATGCTAGTGCAATGGTTTCATGGTTATACCGAGCGGTATATGCTTCGTTGGCATCGTCAAAATTGACGGCGGAACCTTCCGACTTAGTCGGAGCGGCGCCAAACCCAGAAAGCATGACCTCTTCTTCAAATGCTCGATCTGAAGACTCAGTGGTGAAAATTTCGGCGTGCTGGTTTTCGTACCGGTTGTACTCCATGCCAAACAAGGCATTGAGGCCCGGCTCCAGCTCTTTCGCCAGTTGTGCGCGAGAAATAGCCATTTAGTGAGCCTCCTTAAACGCCGGTAGTCGATGGAGTACCAGCAGCAATACCACCATTGGCGGAATTAAAGCTGTTATTCAATCGAACGATTAGACCAATACCAGCCGCTGCGAAATCTTGATTCTCAACATCATCTTGAATGCCGATGATACGAAGATGCAAGGCAGCAGTAACTGCAATAGTGCTGACACCCAACTTACCGGATGAAATGCCTGTGGTTGTTGAACCAGAAGCACCCGCCGCAAAGTTTGCGTTAGCGAACACATGCGCCCGTGCAGTTGCTTCATTAGTCAATGAAGCGTCTGATGCGATAACAAATGTTTGCATTGGATTGTCATACACGAAGGCTTTGACGGGATGGTTTGAATCCGCGCCTGAACCTGGCCAGTTGTTTGAGAAAATTTTCTCACCAGTGGTAGACGAAACGTATTCGCAACCCCAGAAAACACCAACAAGACCCACAGATCCACCAGCCGCTGCGCCAACAATGTCAATAAAGCCAGTTGACAGCGGAATAACAGGGGATCCTTGGAATATCGCGTTTGTGTTTCCAGAGGCGATACGATATTCAGTCGCACCAGTGGTGTTTGCAGCCTGACCGACTACACCAATCGGACGAAGTCCGAAGGCACCGTTAGTATTTGCCATGATAGCAATACTCCTCTAAAGTTTACTCGGAATCGCGTTTGCGACCTCCGAAAGTTACACGACTTTGCCTCTCATTACTGATAGGCATGGAAGGATGTTGTTCCTTCATAAGGTCCTGATCTACAGCCGTCATTTGTTCGCGGGTCCGGTTCCCGTAATACGCGGATCTTTCCTGCGCTGTCTCTTCAGGTATTCGGGCGAGCATTAATCCACCGTTGCCAATAACACCAGCATGTGAACCACTATCAATAACTGCATAATCAAATCCAGGATACTCATCGGCTCTGACTGGTTCCCATCCCTCACGAAGTTTGGAGTGGACGTTCATTTTGTCATCATCGCCTCTAAGAGAAGTCCGGATCCAACGATGAGTATATCCATCAGGTGGAGTAGGTGCATCTAATCGGCTGGGCGGTGCCCATGGTTTTCTGCGCGTTGCTTTTTCGCGGGTTTCTGTTGACCGTGGCTGTCTTGTATCACTCATGGCTTAGTCCTTTACATACTTTGCGTATTCTTCTAAAGGAACCCCAAGTTTCTTTGCCATAGCCACCTGAGAAGGTGACAACTTGACGGTCCTGCGCCCCTGTTTATTACTACGAGATGCGGAAGTTGAAGCCGAGGCGACCCTAGAACTTCCCTCGTTTTGCTTGACACCCATGTCATTTGGGAAGCGTTCCCTAAGACGAGTATCCAATTGAGTATAGTATTCATCTTCCGTGCCGTCAAACCCTTCTGCACGAAGATTGTTATCTATAACAAAAGCGGCCTGCGTCATGATCTCGTCATCACCAAACCAAGTGTTCTTTTCCGCCCACCGTTCCGCTTTGGGATCAGGCTTGGTGGCAGGTTGTGTCCGCTGAACTTCCACAGGCTGTTGCTGAACGGGCTGAACCGCTTGCTGCTCTTGGCGCTGTTTGGCTAACCGGAAACGCTCTTGCTCAATAGAAATCTTTGAAAGAGCTTCTTGCGCGTCAATCATCGCATCAACGTCACCGCGATCATGTGCATCCTTGTAGGACTGCCTTGCACTGCCTAACTGTGAATTCAACCGAGTTCCATATTCAGATAGATAACCTTGATCTAGATTACTTAATTTAGTTTTTAGCTGCTCATTTTCGTTTTTTAAAACTTCAGCAACACGAGAGGCTTCTTCTTTGTCCCGCTCCGCGTAACGATATTTTTCCGTCAGCTTTTTAATTCGTTTCTGAACACCCTTACTGTAGGTGTCCAGTTCTTCCCCATCGGCTTTTTCAGTCTCTACCTGAAGAGCTTCTTCTTGTACCTCAACCTTTTTCTGGTCATCATCAAGCATTACCTCGATGTTTTCTTCTTCAACCGCTTGAGCTTCTGCCATGTTCATCTCCTTAGACATGCTTAACATCATCAGGCTCAAGAATAGTGGCGATCACCTCATCATCATTGATGATGCGGACTTCGCCCCCGTCAATCTTGAACCTTGATCCTGCATACCGACCAATACATACCCACTGACCTTCCTGACACCATGCTTCAGGGTTGTCACCAAACTTGTTCGGATCTTGATATGCCAATGGTCCTAGCTTGAGAACATACGCTACAACAGTAGCCAATGCCTCTCGCTCACGAGCCTCAGTAGGAATAATAATGCCGCCTTCTGTCTTTTGTTTGCCTTGATAAGGCATGACAAGAAGCCGCCAACCAGTTGGTTGCGGTAAGCGTTCTGTTAAAGATTTGTCCAGAAGATTAGGATCTAGAACTCGTTTCTCGGTCTCTACATATGCAGAATCTGAGGAAACTGGGTCTTTCGCTTTTGATCTCGCTATGTGATCAGGAACGTATAATGTCTTCGCCATCGTCTACGCTTCTCTCCAGCAGGGCTTTAATTTCTTCCTTGGCATAGACAAGTCCCTGTACTTCTCCAACCAACCGCTGGTACTGTTCAAAGTTCTGAACACCTCCAGATGTCAACATGTCAGCGATCTGTTCTTCTCGCTTCAATAACAAGTTATAAACATATTTTGCGAAGTCTGCAACATCCATTATATAATATCTTTGTAGCCTGCTTGTTTATCACTTGTCATTGGACCACCTTCTGCCCAACTCTCGCACCACTTATCAGACATGCAACTAAACTTCCAAATCTGACAATAGCCTAAATCACCAGTATCATCACCGATACATTCCAGCATTTCATCTGTTTGATTGTATGCTGCGCAAGTGCCACAGATCTTTTTTGAGTCTACCGCTTTACCGTATGCGGCTTCTTCAATAGCCAT